TAATTTTATATTTTTTTAATTCTTTATTATTACTTTTTAATTTTTTATTTTCAATTATTAATTCTTTATTTTCAATTATTAATTCTTTATTTTCAATTATTAATTCTTTATTTTTTAATTCATAACTACTAATAGTATCTACTAATTGATTAATAATAAACTGATTATTTTTAGGTTGTTTTTTACTAAATATATTAAACATAATATAATAATTTATATATTTACTTAAATACAAATATTTATTTTTTTATTTTAACTTTTCTCCCCCAACTTAAAAAAAGTGACATACTTTTTCACTTTGTTAAAAATCATCAATGACTAACAATATAATTATTATAGAAAGTGGGATTTTATTATTATTTATGATGTTAAATATACAATTATTGATATATAGTTAATCTATTATATGATATAACAATGAAAATAATAAGTAAAATAGTGTAAATGTTAATGTAAATGTTGTAAATGTTTATGTAAATGTTTGTAAATGTTTAACCTATAAAAAATTGAAATTATTATTATTTTGTTTAATTATTGTTATAATAATGACTTTTGATTATGAACTTTATGATAGACAGATTAGAACTTTTGGGTTAAATGCAACCCTTAAAATTAATGCTAGTTCAGTGGCAGTAATAGGACTGGAACAGGGCTTAGCAACAGAGATATTGAAAAACTTGGCATTATGTGGGATTTTAAATTTATATTTAGTTAAGGATGGAATTATAAAGTATAATGATTTATTAAATGGTTATTATTATAATTTAGAAGATGTAGGAAAATTACGTAATTTAGTATTAAAAAATAAAATAGAAGAATTAAATCCATATGTTAAAGTTTCATGTATTGATTCAATAGATGAAATTACAGCAAATATAATAATATGTATAAATAATAATAATAATGAAATAAAAAATTTAAATAACTATTGTAGAATAAATAATAAAAAATTTATTAGTGTTCAAAGTTCCAATAATAAAGGTATTATTTTTGTTGATGCAGGTACAGAACATTTAGTTACCAATATTAGTGGTGAGAATTATGAACCCATACAAATAATTTCATTAGATGAAACCGGTAAAATAACTACTAACGGTCATGACTTTCAATCAGGCGATACTATATTATTAACTAATTTACAAGGAGATAATATTAAACAATTTAATAAAGAATATGTTATTGAAAATATTAATAATTTATGTTTCAAGTTAAATAATTTTGAATTTAATAAATTTAATTTTGTTAATGGAACAGCAGTTTATATTGATAAACCTATTTATATTAATCATAATAATTATGAAACAGAAATAATTAATCCTACAATGAATTTTTTATCTGATGAGAGTATTATTAAAAATTATATTAAATCTAATATTGAAATAGTATCAGTTAATAGTATTATGGGTTCTTTAGTAGCCTCAGAAGCTATTAAATTAGTAAGTAATAAATATTTACCAATTAATCAATGGTTTACTTGGCATGATCCTGATTTAGATATACATTTAGCTCAGGAAAAACTTTTAAATTCTGAATTTTTTATTGTTGGTTCTGGTGCTATTGGTTGTGAATTACTTAAAAATTTAGCCTTTTTAAATGTTAAAAAAATATTAATAACTGATCCTGATACTATTGAAAAATCTAATTTATCAAGACAATTCTTATTTCGTAATGATGATATTGGAAAACTTAAAAGTCAAGTTGCATCAAAAGCAATTAAATTAATGAAACCAACATTAACAATTGAATATTTTTCTGAAAAAGTTGGAGATGATACAGTTAATTTTACAAATAGAATATTACAAGATAAAAATTTAACAAGTGTATTTAATGCCCTTGATAATATTAATGCCCGACGTTTTATGGATACTCAATGTTTTAATAATAACAAATCATTATTTGAATCTGGAACAATGGGTGTTAAAGGTAATACTCAACCAGTAATACCATTTATAACTGAAACTTATTCAAATTCAAATGATCCTAATAATGAAAAATCATTTGCTGTTTGTACTATTAAAAATTTTCCAAATGAAATTCAACATACCATTCATTGGGCTATGGATCAATTTGAATTTTTTAATAGATCACCTAATAATATAAATAAATGGTTATTAAATAAAAATATGATTTTTAATAATGATGTAGAAGGATTACAAATGAATAAAGATGTATGGGAATACACAACAAAATATAATATTACAGATTGTATTAGTTGTGTATATTGGGCTATTGATATGTTTAATGAATATTATTACAATCAAATTATACAATTATTAATTAATTTTCCAATAGATACATTAACTAAAGAAGGTACATTATTTTGGTCTTCTGGTAAAAGATGTCCGGTTCCAATTAAAATTAATTCATCAAATAATAATCATTTGAATTTTATTGAAACAACAACAATATTATTATGTAATTGTGTTAATATAGAATATAATATTGATAATAATAAGTTAATAGAAATAATAAATGCTTATCCAATTAAAGATTATATACCTAGTGATAAAACAAATATTACTAGTAAAATATTAGAAATTAATAAAAATTCAAATATTAAAATAGGGATACCGCAAATTTTTGAAAAAGATAATGATAATAACTATCATATTAAATGGATTACGGCAGTATCAAACTTAAGAGCTGAAAATTATTCAATTGAACCTAGTGATTTTTATACTACCAAAGGTATAGCGGGTAAAATTATACCGGCAGTTGCTACAACTACATCTATTGTTGCAGGTTTAATTACTATTGAAATGATAAAATATTTATGTTATAATAATATTGATAAATTCAAATCAACCTTTATAAACTTAGCATTAAATACGTTTGTTAGTGCCGAACCAATAGAACAAAAATCATTAAAAATAGCAGGTCAATTATTTAATTCCTGGCATAAATTTATTGAATATAATAATTTAACAATTAATAATTTTTTAATAAAATATGATTTAATGTTTAAAACAACTATAACAATGTTATGTATTGGTAATGTTCTAATTTATGCTGATTTTTTAGGTGATGAAAATAATAATAAAACACTTAATGATATTATTAAAGATTTTGATGAAGAAATAGTAAATCAATATATAATATCAATGAGTACAGAAGATGAAACTTTCATTTTACCAGATATAATATTTAATTTTACTTTAATTTAATTATATTTTACTTTAATTTATTTTTAATTATATTTTATTTCCTTTAAATATATTATTAACCTTTTTAATTTAGTTAAATAATAAATTTTATATAATATAAATGTCTTCAAAAGCTGAAATTCCACCAAAAAAATTAAATTACTTTTATGTATTTAATAATGATGATAAGAAATATAATGAAGTTAAATATTTAACTCAACAAGAATTAGCTGACGGATGGTCACAAAAGGTTCCAACATATAATAATAAAAAATTAATAAATCATTTTAGTGTAACCCTTGCATTTTTACCAGAACCATTATGGAAATTATTAAATACTAATTTTAAAAATGTTAATGAAACATATCAAATTATTAATAGTGGTATGACGAGATATACTATTATTGAAACTAATCAGGATGATACTATGAAACAATTATATAATGAAATTCATAAAAGTTCATGTAATACTTTATATCTTCAAAATCTTATTAATGAACTTGATACTAGTCAACATATAAGTTGGTTAGTATTAAGAGCTAATCATATTATCACTCATAATAGACCTTATTTTAATCATAATATTAAATTATAAATATATTTAAACAATAAAAAACTAATAATTTCAATGGAATTATTAGAATATCATTTTTCTAATTTATCAGGTAATTTATTTTTTGACGAACAAACAAATACATATGAAATGTTTTCAGATGTTGGTAAACCTATGCATTTAAATTATTTAACTTTCAAAGAATTATTTAAAAATATGAATGGTCGTAAAGATTTAACTATTCTAGAAAGTGGTATTTCATCGGCAGGAACATTATCAACTTATTTATTTAATGAATATATTAAAAAATATGGGGGTCGTTTTTGGTCGGTAGATACTAGTAGATATTTAGTTGAAGCCCACCAAGGTAATATGTGCCCTGGAACTAAACTAGTTTGTAATGATAGTGTTGCATTTTTTAAAGATTGGGTTAATGATAATCCAAAAAAAAGTGCGGATGTAATATATTTAGATAGTTATGATTTAGATTGGTATGATCCTAATCCATCAGCAATGCATGGATTAAATGAATATCTTTCTTTATTACCTACTTATAATAGGGGTACTTTATTATTAATTGATGATACTCCTGCATATCCATATTGGTTAGATTGTCGTAATAAATTATATGATGATATGATACAATATTATAGTAAATATAATAATCTACCGGGTAAAGGTATGTATGTATTAAATGTTAATAAAGATGCTAGTGTATTAATGCATAATTATCAAGTATTATATAAATTTTTATAATTTTACTTTTGTAATTTATCAACCCAATATATATATCTTATATTACTACCTTCATATAATTTTTCCTTAATTATTTTATTACCGTATATATCTTCTATACGGTTATAAATTAAAAATTCATTTTTATAATCTATAGGTAATTTATCTTTTTTACTTATAATTTTTAATTCAATTGCTTTATCATAATTGTATAAAGTCCAAGTTAATAATCTTATATTTTTATATAATTTAATTATTTCATCCATTGTTAAATCTTTAACTTTTCTAAATGGTGATATTTTTGTTAACCATAATAAATCAGCCCGTAAATAATTACCAACTCCTGCAATAACTTTCTGATCCAATAAAACATTACCTATTACTTTTTCTTGATTTGTTTTTTTATTTATCTTTTCAATAAATAATTCTAAACAAGTGTTAGGATCCATAATATCAAAACCAATTAATTTTAATTTATTATTTAATTCATTTTCTGTTTCAAATATTTTTACTGAACCAAAACTTAATTGGTCGTAAAAAAATAATGAACCTTTATCAAAAACAAATTCTATATTTAGATGGTTAATAGCATTTTTTAAATATGTATTCATAATATCTTTATCAAAAGTATTAATAAAATTAACATGACTGTATTTATTAGTATTTTTCTTTTGAAATAACCATCCACCAGATAGACCTAAACTAACACCAATAAATAATCCATTATTTAATTTTAGATACATAAATTTTCCTTTAGTTTTAATTTCATCAATAGTAGTTGGTAGTTTATTAATTAATTTTTTATAAAGTTTAAATGGTCCGTGAGTTTTATATCTACCCTGCAATATATTAATTTTCAATAGTTCATGATTATTTATTTTTTTTTTTATAAAATCCGAATATAATTTAACTTCAACTATTTCAGGCATTAAATTAATATATAAAATTTATT